TTTGGAATATTCCAATAAGGGTGGATCCTTCGGACCTGTCTTATTCGGAAGCACAGGAACAGACAAATAAGCCGAAAAGCTTATTTGCTTGCGTCAGAGAATATATGGATAAAACCTGGTTCAATGACGTTATGTGTCTGTTTCGCCCGGAAGTAACCCTGGACACGTACCAACGAAATCTGTTTCAAGCGGCTCAGTTGCCTGAGATAGATAATATGGTGCGTGATGATTTTGAAGAAATTTACCAACCGATTGAGAATACCCCGGACTACGCATATGATCTTTTATTAGATTATATTGCGGAGAAGAATCCTGAATCTCCTTATGCATTTGAGTACCGTGATGTAGAGTTGCCAACTTTGGACTCGCACTGGACTCATAGATTTGATGATCTGATGGAGAACTTCTACACCTCTTATGAATTTAAACATGAAATTTGGGGAAGAGGTGCACGAGAGTTCACACTTGAGCATTTAGCTTATGCATTTTTCCATCATACGTTGTCATACCTTTGTGGAGCATGGCAAGTCGACATACCTTTTCTTTTCTATGAAAGTGAAAAGGTGTTGATGCGTCATTCATACCTCCCTTGGTTGTCAATGTATCACTGTGAATATCATTGTATGCGTCATTTAGATCATCTTTCATGTCAAGGAGCTTGTAAATACGATTTAATGGAATTTAAGCATTTTCTTGCATTTTTCTACGCTAAATTCCTAAGAGTGGATACCGCCACTTTTGGTCGAATGGTTAGCTTATACGAGGAAGAATACCGCGTATTTGATAACTTTTATAGTAGACAAGAAGTTGAAAACTTCTTTATTTACTATTTACTCGGCCATAAGTTTGAGCAAGCATTTCCAACCCTAGGCCCTATGTCTCAAAGACGAGCTTGTGATCGATTGGTTCGACAAGTCAATAAAATGACTAAAATATCAGAACAAAAGAAAGCTCGCAAAGCTGAAAGACAGCTCAAACACATTGAGCGAAGAGCTCTCTATAAAATCGAGAGAGCTAAGGCTAGGGATGAAAAGTGTTATCCAACCTTAGGTGTAACTGGAATCTCAAAACGCATTGCCACCGCAGCTTCCCATTTCCAAAAGGGATTTAGGGAGCTGTTTTACGGTGGAGATAATACAGTCGTCGAAAGATGGCTGTTGATGTTTATGCCAATTCTTACCAATCCCACGCCAAGTGGATTCTTTACTGCATTTTTATGGCTTTTAAACAATCTTGGCATTTCAATTTTTAACGCTGCAAAAGATCTGATGCATTATTGTACAGAATTTGTAACTAAATTTGCAAAAACTGCTCTTAGCAAGATCGACGCTTGGTCGGACTTGCCACAACACCAGTTAGAGTCAGCTGGCATAGAGACAGCGGCCCCAACCATGGGTGAAGAAATCTCAACTAGTTCTAGCACTTTGAAGTTAGAACAGCTAGTCATTTCCCATGGATTGAGGACGCCGGCTCTGCTTGCTACGATTCTTGCAGGAGCAGCAGCTACAGTAGCTGCATACCTTGTTGGTTCCCAACCAACAAATTCACGTTTTAAATTGGACGGCTGGGATCGTTTAATTACTGGTTGTTCAAATCTCAGTAAATTCAAGGCAGGAGCTTATGCTTATATCTCGATCATGAGAGATTTTTGCTCTTGGGTTTATACATTAATCGAAGATAATGTGATGAGTGGTCAAGATGCCGAACTTGTCCGTTTAGTGAAAAACGTCGAATTGGAAGACGTCCCAGCAGAAGGTTGGGTTAAAGAAAAGTTCTTCGAAATGTATTCGTTTATCACTGACACCCGCAACCTTTCTCTCGTTATGACGACTTCCGAATGGCGAAAGAAGGCGAGCTACGTGGAACGCGTCCTTGTCAGTATAAACGCAACCCTCGCGCAATCACCCTCTATTGAGAGAGAGACGGCAATAGCCCGTGATACCGCCGCAAAAATGTTAGCCGCGGTTCAGAAAATCACCGGACCTGCCTTTAAGAATTATACTGAGAATTTCTCACGAATGCGACCTTATGTGTTCATGTTCCAAGGAAAGCCTGGTCGCGGCAAATCCGTCTTCACTCCGCTTTTCGCAAGTGGAATGTTAGATTTGCTCTATGAGCAAAATGAGTTTGAAGTCCCTGCCGACAAATCTCAGCGCATGTTGGCTGTCAATTTTGGTGATAAGTACTTAACATCGTACAAAAACCAATACTGCCTCGTCGTCGATGACATCTTTCAAGATCGAGATGGCGCATTGGAAGGAACATCTTCCGCACTTCAATTCATTGGATGGGTAAGCAATTGCCCGTATGGAACAGTTCAGGCAGACTTGAGCTCAAAAGGAATTTTATTCGAATCGAAAATGCTCGTCTGCTCATCAAATATTGAAGAACCATCCTCAAACAGTATCCATAGTCAAGATGCTTTAACACGGCGGATTGATTATCAAATTCGTATTGAAGCGGATACTGAAGCAGCACCCGAACCTCTAATGGGGGATCGACAAGTTCGTTTCGATATTTATCAACCAGTCGAAACCAATTCTGCAACCGGAACTTGGAAATTGGTCAAACAACGATCAATTTATGGTGCTATGAATCTCATTGAGGATGCAACAAAACATTTCGTTGCTCATTATCGAAAGGAGAAAGAGATTTTGAAATCTCGAACGCTCTCAAAAGATGATTTGGCAGAGCTTCGTAGTCGGATTTTTGGTCCTGAAAAGTCTCAACCAACTGGAGGTTATATCTCCAAACCGTTTGAGGCCGCTTACGACGCCGCCCGAAAGTATATTCGGTATACTGCTTTTGATGAGTTTAGAGATCTAAAAGACTCTTACTCCTGTTTTGTACATGCAGTGGAACAGCGATGGATCTCTCTAGAAGCCGGAGAGATAGTTAAAGGCGCATATTTCGATATAGTGCCTGAGGACATCAAGAAAGATCTGCTACAGTACATGAAACTTCATGGTGACTGTGAGAACGATAAGGATTTCTTTGTTCAATTGTCGTTTATTCCGCGAGTCCGATCCCAGCTTTGGGCGCGCTATCACACGCAACTTAGTGAAAAGTTGGAAAAGCTAGCCGATACTCGTATCGGACGGTGTATTTCAGCTCTAATTGAGAAGTGTGGAGGTAGTAAAGCTTTTATGCTTGGGAGTCTCGGACTCGTTGGAATAGCGGCAGCAGGGATTTCCCTCTATCGATTCTTTCAGTCATCAGATGAGGATTGTTACAATGCAGAACCGTCAGGAGTGCGTTATGATTCCGGTAAACCTCGCAGAGCCCCAAAAAGGTTCACATCAGCGAGAGCTTTTCCTTCATCCGGGATGTATGACGCTAGAGACGATCCGTCAGCTGATTCCATCATTGATTCATTATCATCTCGTGCTCATATTGTAAAAATTTCATATTCGATTGGTGACAAAACATATGCTCAAGTTGCCCTTCGTCTTAAGAACACTTGTATATTAACCAATAATCATTTCTTTACCTTCATGATTCAAGCATTTAATGAAATTCATAAGAAACCCCATTTCACTGTACATGTTCCCATTAATGGTGCAATTAAGAAGGTCGAGGAAATCTATGACCAAGGAAAGAAGTGTGTGTTGCCGAACCAAGACGTTGCTATCTATAAATGTTCAGCCGCCATGCCCGCTGCGCGGGATATTGTACACCACTTTCTTCCAGCGGACTATGAATTCCCCGAAACAACTAATTGCAAGATTGTAAGAACCTCACCAAATGCATTTGGCACAACCGTGGAGACGTGTTCCAACGGAATGTATGCGACTTACGGACAAATAATGGGTGCGTATAATTTCCCAGATGAACAGGGAAAAGACCGCTCATTTGTCATGTCGAAGTCCTGGCTAGTGAATTTCACTGGACAGCGTGGACATTCAGGCTCTGTTTTAGTAGCCTGCAATCGACAAATGTCGTACAAACTCCTAGGAATACAATCCTCGGTTGGAGAAAGATCTGGAACCTTCTTTGAACCATTGAATCAAGAAGATCTGAGTATTGCATTGGAGCGAGTTGGTTGTGGCGAACCGATCTGCATCGACTGCTGTGGAGTATTTGCTTCACTTGGCGTTGATACTGAATTCGACCCACCATCTCACATCCACAATGAATCTCTAATTTATATGGGTCAACTTGTTGACTCAAACAAAGCCCTGGCTCCGCCAGGCAATACTAAACTAGTTAAGTCCCTCGTCTACAATGACGAAACTTCAACAATGGGCCCCTCCGTAATGAGGAAAAATGATCCCCGATTGAAAAACCCAGACTGCGACGATATCCTTCGTTACAATATGAAAGGATATGACTCCCATATAGGAGCAGTAGATCAGCAAGTCTTGAGCGAAACAACGGAAGAGTTGGCCCAGTATTTAAAAATCGCCTACCGTGTAAATAACATACCAAATCAACTTTTGGATGAAGTTGAAATGATAAACGGATGTCAAGGAGTCTACAAGGCCATCGATATGCACACTTCACCTGGCTTTCCTTTCGTAAAAGAAAGAAAACGACCAGATTTGAAGGGTAAATTCGAATGGTTCGATGAATATCTTGCCGCGGATGGGCGAAAAATGTATTCCATGAAGCAACAGCTTCGCGATCGGATTGAATTTCGAGAACGAGAGGCCCTTGAAGGCCGACGTCTGGAAGATAGCTTTGGCTATACTTGCCTGAAAGATGAAAAAAGATCGCTGCAAAAGATAAAAGACGGAAAGACCCGTGTCTTTATATGCTTGCCAATGGATTACAATTTGCTAATCAGGAAGTACTTCGGTGCTTTCATAGCTTCCCAGCATCAAAGAGCCGCCCAACCTGGGATTGCATCTTGTGTGGGTATCGACCCCCTTACCTCGTGGAAGGGAATTTATACCGAGCTCTCCAAGATCAATTCAAAGTGGGAGGATTTTGATTATGCCAATTGGGACCAATCGCTTCACCCAGCATTCTTCGAAGCCTATGCACGAATTGCTAGTGAGTACTATGGTGATTCTGAGCAATCAGATAGCCATCGAGTCAGAAGTGTTTTAATGCACGAGTTGTGTTATACCTTCTTGATCATGAACAATAGTCTCGTTTACAAAACGTGTGGTCAGTGCTCCGGATGTGCTATTACAGCTGAAATCAACTGTATTATACACGAGCTCCTTATGCTTTATTCATATAAACTATATTGGAGACGTCGGGGTGAATTCAAAGATATTTGCGATTTCCATTCCAATTGTGCAATACGCGTTTATGGTGACGACATTCTCTTCTCAACAAATGAAGTGAATGGCTTCTGCGGTGCAGAACATCGCATCATAGCAGAAGAATTGGGTATGCGGATCACTACAGCTCAGAAAGATTTGAATTTTCGAGTGAAGGAGCCTAGTGAGTGTACTTTTCTCAAACGTTCTTTCGTGAAGGACGATAGATTTCCTCAGGAAATTTTGTGTCCGATTAAGAAAGAGGTAATTGAGGAAATTCCAAACTGGATACATCGGTGTGACGACCAATTAGAAGCCACCATTGTAAATATTAATTGCGCATTGCTGGAAGCTTTCCTGTGCGGGAAAGATTATTTTGACAACTTGAGATCACTGCTGTCTGGACGCCTGGCGCAATATTGCCCCGGAGCGTTGACACGAATCAACACCTACAACTACTATTTGAATGAATATATTTCTGGAAAAATGAAAGTGTTGGGGTGTCATGAAGACTACTTTGTCGAAAGGGGGAACCTGGACGATTGAGTAGATCTGGCCTTTCAGCAAATCTACAACTTCACTAAATTTCTTATTTAAGTAAGGTTAGGGAAACAGCAGGTTTTATAATTTTTCCTGCTGGGTTTGTAATTTAGCTTATTGTAG